GGCTCCAGCGGTGGCACCTCGACGAGCAGCGGCGGGGGCGGACTGGGCGATGTGGACGTGCCCGACTACGAGCCGGGGATGGATCCGGAAGACGTGACCCCGGACATGCGTGCCACGGCTGAAGCCGAGCACGGGGATATGCGCGCAGTAGGGACCGAGTGGATTTGGTTCGACAAGCGGACGAACAAGCCGTTCCCGTGGCACAAGAAGGCCTACGAGAAGGCCAAGCGCGAGGCGAAGCAGGCTGAAGTCGTCGAGGAGGAGTTGGAGAAGCTGGAGAAAGCCGCGGCCTGCTGAGCGACTACGCCTGTAGTTGCATTCCGCGCGGTCATGCCGCATTCTGGCCCCACGTCCGGCGTGCCCGGACACGAACGGCCCGCCCTTCACGTGCCCGCGAGGCAGTCACGCGCCTAGGCGAAGAGGGTGGGCCTTCGTCGTACCCACAGACTCCGCGCAGGGCCAACCCTCCGATCGCTCACACGACTCGGGTTGCTGCTGGCGCACGCCCTGCGCGGCCCCCTTCCGTCACAGGACAGGCACAACACCCCCCAAAGCCCCACGGCCCATGCCACGATTCCCCAACCAGCAGCACACCAGGGGGGATCGCATGATCCAGGCAAAGGGCCAAGGCGGACAGATCGCCTTCGACGGCCAGTACGTCACCATCACCCGCGAAGGCTTCCTCGGGCGCGCCACCCACGGCCGCGGCGAGAAGAAGCTGCACATCACCTCGATCAGCGCCGTGCAGTGGAAGCCCCCGGGCATGATGACCAACGGATTCATCCAGCTGTCCATCGGCGGCGCCGACCGGCAGGCCGCGAAGGGCTCGCGCACCCTCGACGCCACCAAGGACGAGAACAGCGTCATCTTCACCAAGAAGCAGGCGCCCGACTTCGAGAAGCTCCGTGCGGCCCTGGAGCAGGCGATCGCCGCGCAGCACGCCCCGCAGGCCCCGGCCGCCGCCGCGCCGACCTCGCTCGCTGACGAGCTGGGCAAGCTGGTGCAGCTCCGCGACCAAGGTGTCCTCAGCCCAGAGGAGTTCGAGGAGCAGAAGGCGCGGCTCCTCGGGCAGTAGCCGCCCCGCAGACTGGCCCGGCCGCCACCCCGTGCGGTCGGGCCTTCGCCATGTCCGGAGGTGACCATGCCGAACCAGTACAACCGGCCAATCACCGACGAGGACTACCAGCGCATCGCCGAGCTGCACGCCCTCGGTATGGGCCGCAACGCCATCGCCCGCGAGATCGGCCGCGCCCAGCGCACCGTCTCCGTCATCGCCGCCGAACTCGGCCTCACCTTCGACACGTCGATGACCGAGGACGCCACCCGCGCCCGCATCGCCCAGCTCGCCGCCCTGCGCGCCGACACCGCCCTCGACCTCCACCTCGACGCGCTCAAGCTCACCCAGTCCATGTGGGAGCCCGCGAAGGTCTTCAACTTCGGCGGCAAGGACAACACCTTCGCCTCCCGCGAGGTCGAGGAGCCGCCGGCCGCCGACAAGAAGGCCTTGATGACGGCGGCCGGGATCGCCCTGGAGAAGTCCCTCAAGCTCGTCCCGCCCTCCGACGACGCCGGAGCCGAGGACGCCCGCTCGATGCTCGGCCAGCTCATGCGCGGCCTCAAGGCGGCATACGAGGAGGCCGGCGGCGAGGAGGCGGAGGGTGAGTCTCCTTGACGCGCTGCCGCTGTCTCGTAAGCAGGTCGTCTCGATCGTGGAGGCCGAGGCCCGGATCAACGCGTGGGAGGGCTCGGTTCGGTCGGGCAAGACGATCGCGTCGCTGCTCGCCTGGCTGGCGTTCGTGGCGTCCGCGCCGACCGGCGGCGAGCTGGTCATGGTCGGCCGCACCCGGGACTCGCTGTACCGGAACGTCATCGCCCCGCTGACCAACCCTGAGATCTTCGGGCCGCTCACGAAGCAGATCAGCTACAACAACGGCGCGCCGGTCGCGATCATCATGGGCCGCGTCGTGCACATGATGGGCGCCAACGACGCCAAGGCCGAGCCCAAAGTGCGCGGCATGACCTGCGCCGGGGCGTACGTCGACGAGGCGACGACGCTGCCCAAGACGTTCTTCGACCAGCTCGTCGCGCGCTGCTCCGTCAAGGGCGCGAAGATCTTCACGACGACCAACCCGGACAACCCGGCCCACTGGTTCCGCAAGGACTACCTGAAGCGGCCGGCCGAAACCCGGCTCCGTTCGTGGCACTTCACCCTCGACGACAACCCCTACTTGGACCCGGAGTACGTCGCCTCGCTCAAGTCGACGTACGTGGGCCTGTTCTACCGGCGGAACATCCTCGGGCACTGGGTCCAGGCCGAGGGCGCCATCTACGAGGCCTTCGACGAGCAGCGGCACGTCGTCTCCGACATCCCGCACATTCAGCGGTGGCTGTGCGATGCGATCGACTACGGCACGACCAACCCCTACTCCGACCTGCTCATCGGGCTCGGCGCAGATCAGCGGCTGTACGTCGTCTCGGAGTACCGGTGGGACTCCCGCACGGAGCGCCGGAAGAAGACCGACGCCGAGTACTCCGCGGCCCGCCGGCGCTGGCTCGCCTCCGTGGCGCAGCCGCAGACCAACGTGCTCGGTGTGCGCCCGGAGTGGACGGTTGTCGACCCGTCGGCCGCCTCGTACATCGAGCAGCTGCACCGCGACGGTGTCTCGGGTGTGACCCCGGCGGAGAACACCGTGCTGGACGGCATCCGCACTGTCGGCTCCCTGCTCGCGGCTGACCGGCTGCGCATCCACCCCTCGGCCGTCGGCCTGATCGAGGAACTCCCCGGCTACTCCTGGGATGACGAGGCGGCGGAGAAGGGTGAGGACAAGCCCATCAAGGTCGACGACCACTCCTGTGACGCGCTCCGGTACGGCGTCCGTACGACTGAGGCCCTGTGGCGGCCGCACATCCCGACGCTCCTGGAGGTGGCGGCCTGATGGCCATGCGCGTGGAAGTCCCGACATCGGCCATCAACACGGAGATCGAACTCCCCATCACCATCGGCGTCGGGGGCGTACTCAGCACCGTCGGATCTCTGACCCTCGAAGTCCGCAGGGGGCAGGTCGAGGACTTCCGGCCCGCGCTCGCCGAGGCGCTGCGTGAGGCAGCCGACAGCCTGGAGCGGGCGGACCTGGACGAGGACGACGAGGAGGCCCAGGATGCCGCTCCCTGACCGGGACATCGCGTGGCCGCCCACCGACCCCACCGTCCAGACCGCGCTCGCCGACTGGGACGCCTGGTACTCCTCCGACCCGGACCGGCTCGGCGATCGCTACCTCAACCGCGGCATCCGCGAACTCCCCGAGAACCGGCCCTCGCAGTACCGCGGGGGCGTCATCGGCAGCATCGCCCGCTGGTTCTGGGGCCAGCCCACCGAGGACGGCCAGAAGCGCGAGAAGCTCCACATCCCCCTCGCCGGGGACATCGCGCGCACCAGCTCGATGCTGCTGTTCTCCGAGCCCCCGACCCTGTCCGGCTCCAACGACGCCACGAAGAAGCGGCTGGAGAAGCTGTCGGAGCAGCTGCACCCCACGCTGCTGGAGGGTGGCGAGGTGTGCGCGGCCCTGGGCGGCGCGTACCTGCGGCTCGTCTGGGACGAGGAGATCTCGGACCGGCCGTGGCTGACGGCAGTGCCGGCCGACCAGGCGGTGCCGGACTTCGCGCACGGGCGGCTGCGCGCGGCCACGTTCTGGCGGGTGGTGGAGGTCGACGGGAACACGGTGTGGAGGCACCTGGAGCGCCACGAGCGCGGCCGGATCCTCCACGCCCTGTATGTCGGCACCCCGGGCATGCTCGGCCGCCGCGCAGCCCTCCAAGACCACCCGTCCACCGAGCCGATCGCCCAGGAGATCACGCAAGAGGACTGGATCGAGACGGGCGCCCCGAAGCACCTGACCGCCTCGTACGCCCCCAACGTCCGCCCCGCACGGGCTTGGAGGAACATCCCGGCCGCCGCCTACTGGGGTCAGTCCGACTTCCAGGGCATCGAGCCCATCATGGACGCCCTGGACGAGACGTGGTCCAGCTGGATGCGGGACATCATCAACGGCAAGGGCCGCATCGTCGTCCCGAACTCGATGCTCGACTCCCTCGGCCCCGGGCAGGGCGCGGCCTGGAACGAGGAACGGCGGGTCTACTCCGGCCTCAACATGCTCCAGCGTCCCGGCGACCCCAACCCGCTGGAGGTCGTCCAGTTCGAGATCCGCGTGCAGCAGCACATGGACACCTGCTCCGCGCTCGTCGCCGAGGCCGCCCGGCAGGCCGGCTACTCGGCCTCGACGTTCGGGGAGCACGGTGAGGGCCAGGCGGTGACCGCGACGGAGATCAAGGCCCGGGAACGCCGGTCGCTGATCACCCGCGCGCGGAAGGCCTTGTACTGGCAGCCCGCGATCGCTGATGCGCTCGCCGCGCAGCTGGCGGTGGAGGCCGGGCCGCTGTTCGGGGTCCGCGGCCTGGATGTGGAGCCGCCGGAGGTCGAGTTCCAGGACTCCATCAGTGAGGGGCTCGGGGAACTGGCGACCACGGCGGAGCTGCTGGAGCGGGCCAGGGCCGCGTCCCGAGAGACGCTCGTGCGCCTGGTCAACCCTGGCAAGGGCGACACGTGGGTCAAGGCCGAGGTCGCGCGCATCGCGGAAGAGTCCGCAATGGCCGATCCGGCGCTGACCGGTGGCGAAGGCTTCCCCGCTCCTGGGGGCGCACCGGAAGGGGAGTAGCCGATGACGGTGTCTCCCGCGATGGCCGAAGACCTCGCCGCAGCGATCACCCGCCTGTACGAGGACGCCGAGCTGGCCATCATCGACCGGCTCCGCAAGGCCCTCGCCGAGGGGATCGAGTCGCCGCTGTGGGCGGAGATCAAGCTCCGCTCCATCGGCGACCTGCGCCAGGCCGTGGAGGAGATCACGGACGCCCTCCAAACCGACGCGAACGGGGCCGTCGCGCAGGCGCTCGCGACCGCGTACGGCCGCGGGCGCCAGGCCGCCGTCGCCGAACTCGGCGCGCTGGACATCGGCCGCGAGTTGCAGGCGCGCCGGGTCCTGCCGAACGCCCCGGCCGTCGATCGGCTCGCCGCCTCCTACGTCAGCGACACCCGCCCCCTGTACGCCCGGATCACCCGGGCCGTACTGGACGTGTTCCGGGGCGTCGTCTCGCGGGTGGCGGCCGGGCCGCTGCTTGGTATCGAGACCCGCCGCCAGGCATCACAGCGGGCCTTGGACAAGTTCGCGCGCCGCGGCGTCACGGGCTTCACCGACCGGTCCGGCCGGAACTGGGAGCTGGCCGCGTATGCCGAGATGGCCGTGCGCAGCGTGACCGCCCGCGCGGCGGTCGAGGGGCACATCGACGCCCTGGCTGAGATCGGCGTGGGCCTGGTCATCGTGAGCGATGCGCCGCTGGAGTGCGAGCTGTGCGCACCGTGGGAGGGCGAGGTTCTCACCCTGTCCGGTCCGCCCGGCCCGCAGTCGCTGCGCGTGGACCACGCAGTCCAGCCCGAGCGGCTGTTCGCGCCCACCCGCACCGTGGTCGTGCACGTCGCCGGATCGCTGATCGAGGCCCGGGCCGCTGGGCTGTTCCACCCGAACTGCCGGCACAGCTTGAGCGCGTACCTGCCGGGTGTGACCACGAGGCCGCCGCATCATCCGACGCCGGGCACGACGTACGAGGACACGCAGCGGCAGCGGGCGATCGAGCGGACCATCCGGGCGTGGAAGCGCCGCCAGGTCGCCGCCATGGACGACGCCCAGCGTCGGCGGGCGGGCGCGTACGTCCGCAAGTGGCAGAAGGCGGCACGCGAGCACGTGGCCGCGCACCCGGACCTGCGCCGCAAGCCTCAGCGCGAGCAGATCGGTACCGCCCGCTGACTACTGACTACTTTCGCCCTCTGCGCTCAGCCAGGCAGCTGGTCCGTACGCCTTATGGATCTTCGCCTGTTCACTGCCCTTGCTGACCATCACGCAGAGCGCGCCGCTGGGGTGGATGAGGTAGGAGAAGCGGCCCTCCTGTTCGTTGTCCTCGAATTTGCTGCTGACCTTCGTCACCAAAGAGATCGAAACAGACATAGCTCGAAGGTACGACGGAGTGAGTGGCCCCGCTACAGGCCCTTCATGCTTCCCGGCACCCGCCGCACGGCGACCGCCGGACGATCCCGCACGGGAGATCACCATGCAGCACCCTTTCAAGCACCCGCTGGCAACCCACGCAGCGGGAACCGTCCTCGGCAGGCGCCGCAACGGCTCGCCCATCTACGCCATCGCGGGTGGCAACGGCGAGGGCGAAGGCGGATCCGGTGGAACCCCGCCGGCACCCGCCGGTAACCCCACCCCTG